GGCTCTGGCTTCTTCTGCCTTTACTCTCGCCGCTTCTGTCTGTGTCCTGGCTTTCTCTGCCTGGTCACGGGACTCTTCGGCTTCGGTACGGCTCTGTTCGCCCTGTGCACGTTTTGTCTCTGCTGTGGCTCTGGCTTCTTCTGCCTTTACTCTCGCCGCTTCTGTCTGTGTCCTGGCTTTCTCTGCCTGGTCACGGGACTCTTCGGCTTCGGTACGGCTCTGTTCGCCTGCATCTCTGGCGGCTTCGGCTTCAGCGTATTCCTGCATCGTTTTCTCAAACAGCGTGAATTCGTTGCTTGACATGATCGCACTGTCACTTCTTACGCTCTCTTCAATCTCGATTTCGAACGTGACCGATGTAACTAACTGCGACCCGTCGTTCGATTGTATTTCGACCTCGCACAATGCCGTTCCTGCCGCCGCAAGAGCATTATTCGACAATTCTACCGTGACAACGTTATCGTTGAACGTGCACGGCGTATAGACCCTGTAACGGTCTGGTTTTTTAATGTATGCTGTTGCTTTTGATCCTTCCGGTATCACATACGGTTCTCCGCAGTTAAATAAAACTGCTTCGATAAATCGTGTTGCTTTGTCGCCTTGTTTTGCATACATAGCAAATCGCTTCGTGCTCCCGGTCATCTCAACTTCAACTCGTTTTGTTATTCTTCCGAGTGCCACGCCGATTCCTTCTTTCTTTTTCTTTTTTGTCTACTTCTTCCTGCATTTCCTTAATTGTGTTCCGGTGTTCTGCGTTCATTTCTGCGATCTTGCGATTTCTCACTTCTGAAAGAACACCCTCCACGATTCCCTCCATCAGATATGCAGGCAGTGAGCTTTCATTCATAATCTGGAATACTGCACTCCTTGTGCGCTGCCTTGTATTTTCGATAGCATCAATTAAACTATTCAACTTTGTACCTCCACTTTGTTGTATAGAATCTGTATAAGTTTTAACATAAAAGGAATCATTCTTCGTTCATCCCAGTTTTCGAGTTCTCCTGAAGAATTCTTCCAGGCGATTACTGGCATGGATTCTGCCACATCTTCCGCATAGAACCCTGGTATATTTTCTCCGTTCAATTGGTCATTTGATGCAAGATAGCCGTTTTTATACCGGAACCATACCGGTGTGATATTCAGTACTTTTTTTGCTTCACTTTCTGTTATGTCTGCAATGTGGTCTTTGTACCTCTTTGATGATGATGAAAGATATGCCAATGTTATTCCATCTGAGCCAAATACAAGATGACCGCCACTTGATACATGTGACAAATTATACAGTTTCGGAGCTTTATAAAAACTCGGTGTTGCATTAAATATCGGTTCATTGTTAAAAACATCATCGCCATTATGTGTTATCATTCCGGATACATTCATTTTTCCTTTCATGTATATCCAGTCTGTAAAAGTTACACCCTTTGAAAAACTCGTTTCTCCGTCAATCGTTGTTTTTCCGCTGAGTTTCGTGGTTCCGCTAACCGTAATGTTTTTCTTAATTGTTGCATTAGTATTGACTGTTGCGCTTCCTTCTATTTTCACACTTTTTATAAAATTCGCATTTTGCTCTACTTCAATGCTTTCACCTGCTTGCAAATGCAAATAGTCTATCCCTTCAAGTTCCGTATGTCCTTTTGTATCATAATAATCTTTCGAAAAATCCAGTCTTCCATTTTCGCTATCTCCAACATATCCCTGGAAACTTCCTTCGTTTATTACAATCTTCTTGAATTCCCCGTTCGCTTCTTCGGTTGTTGCTTCAAGCGTCGCGTTCCCTGTTACATATATTCCTTCGGCAAAGTTCGCTATTTGCTCTACCTCGATGCTTTCACCCGCTTGCAAATGCAAATAGTCAAAACCTTTCAATGCTACATGTCGCATCGAATCATTGTAGTATGCTGACATATCCAAAAGTCCTGTTTGCAGATCTCCTATGTAGCCTTCGATAACTCCTTCGCGTATAGATGTCTTTTTATAATCTCCCGCCCATTCCTGCCGTGTTTCGAAATTTCCTTGGATAGTAGCACCTTCGCAAGTCAATACGCCATCTTCTGACATTGATGAGTGTTCGCTGGACCATGCGATTTTTTTCGCCTGTAACCGAATTGATTCTGCTTGCTGTTCGATCAATGAATTCACTTCGTCAGCATCCGTCTTTTTACTTACTTCCGTTGTGATACCTTCAGCAGTCTGTTTAATTGCCGACTGCATTTCTGTCGTTGTGGAATATTTTTTTAGCTTCGCATCTGTATCGGCTTTTGCATTGCTTTCTGCTACATTCGCTTTTTGTGTCGCATCTTTTTTCGCATTGTCAATTCCGGTTTCATACTCTGCGGTCGTGACATACGTTTTGGACACCGTAGATGTAATATTGTCTGCTGCCAGCTTAATCGCCGACTGCATTTCTGTCGTTGTGGAATAGCTCTTTAACTTCGCATCTGTGTCAGCTTTGGCGTTACTTTCTGCTGTATTTGCTTTTTGTGTCGCATCTTTTTTCGCATTGTCAATTCCGGTTTCATACTCTGCGGTCGTGACATACGTTTTGGACACCGTAGATGTAATATCCTCTGCTGTCTGTTTAATTGCCGACTGCATTTCTGTCGTTGTGGAATATTTTTTTAGCTTCGCATCTGTATCGGCTTTTGCATTGCTTTCTGCTGCATTCGCTTTTTGTGTCGCATCTTTTTTCGCATTGTCAATTCCGGTTTCATACTCTGCGGTCGTGACATACGTTTTGGACACCGTAGATGTAATATTGTCTGCTGCCAGCTTAATCGCCGACTGCATTTCTGTCGTTGTAGAATAACTCTTTAGCTTCGCATCTGTATCGGCTTTTGCATTGCTTTCTGCTGCATTCGCTTTTTGTGTCGCATCTTCTTTCGCCTCATCAATTCCGGTTTTATATTTTTCGTAAGTTACATATTTTTCGCTGACACTTAGTGTGATCTTGTCGGCTGCTGCCGTAATGCAAGATTCTACTTCTTTTTTGGTATAGTAATCATCTATCAGCATTTTTTTAACCGATGAATTCGCTGCTGATATAGCTTCTGTCTTTGACAGCTCCGCTTCCGTCTTTTGCAGCTCCGCGAACGTTTTTCTTGCATTGGAAATCTCGACCGTGTTCTTCTCTGGATTTTCCGGGTACTCTGTAATCTTTACGATTCGCTGCTTTTCCTTAATCCTCGTTTTCTTGGAGATCAGTGTGATTGTATCGCCGATTCCATAGCTGAGTATTTCTTTGTAGTTCTTGCTCTTCCGTGCAAGATCTACGACATCGGCTGTAAATGCTCTGTACGGTTTCGACATTTCTTCGAGCTTCGCTTTTGCATCCTCGATCAAATTTGTTGTCACCGTATAGCGTTCGTCTTTCCAGACATACGCCTTTACCTTCGTGCTATACTGGAAGTTATCAATGTACGGTTTTCCGATTGCTTCAAACGGTGTGATGCCGTCCTTTCCCATCGGGTAGATCCTTGTGTAAAAATCATAAGTGTCGGTTTTCAGTGTCAGTTTTCGAAGGTTCAGCCCCTCGATAAAATAACATCCTTTGTCAGATCCGACTTGCTCATAAATATCGACCGTCTTTGTCAGGGAATTGATAATGCATTCGCATCTGTACGTGCTTAACGCCTGCTGCAAGACTTCCCACGCTGTCGTATGATCGTCGATTCTTACGGTTCTTTTTTTCGTAATGCCGCACGTTCCAATCTTCCACCCGGTATCCTCGAAGGCAAATTCCAGACACGCGCGAATGGTCTGCTCCACAGATTCAAAGCCCGTGGGAAAGACGGTTCCTTCCAGTTCTTCCACGTTCAGGACTGCAAGGTACTTGTTCAGTGTTTCGCCTTCCTCAATGGATTTCAGCACATACTCATCTGTTTCGGTGCGGATGTAGTATTCTGCTTGCAGCTTGTCCACCATATTTCCATGTGCCGGATATTCGAAAGACAGTTCTTTATCTCCGCTGCTCAATGTAGTCGTGATGGATCTGTTCGTAAATCTTTGCAGTGTTCCAATTCTTTCCTTTTTGTCGTTAAAGATCTGCATGTATTCTTACCTCCATTACAACCACATAGCAGCATATGTTACTTTCACGTTCGCACCGCTGGATGAAAATGTGATACTGTTGTTTCCTGCCTGTAACTTCGGAAATTCCCACAGATCTACCGCATTGAAAGCATTCGCGCCGTTCTGTGTTACCGTTCCGGTTCTGCCATCAATGCTTATCGTGCCGCCGGAACTCAGTGTCTCAATTGTTATCGTGTTTCCGTTTAGAGTTATACTGTAATTGCTTAAAGTCTGCTTTGCCGTAACATCCAAGATGCACGGAACATCTCTGCTCCCTTTTGCCTGAATCGTGCCGGATGTCTGACCATTAAACGTCACGGTCTCGTCATCGTCGAAGAAATATCCGTCAAATGTGAGTGTCAGGATCTTCTTTTCGTTCACAAGAGTTTTCTGGTAGTCATCTGCTGTCAGGAAACCCTTGTACTTTCCTTCATATCCTGTGATCTGTTCGATTGTACAGGATGCACGGAACAACGACATAAATGAGGACATCGCTCTTTCAAGTTGTGCCCGGTTCTTTGCCGTAAAATATACGGTCAGTGTCAATGATCCGAGTGGAATATCTGTGTCGTACTCTGTCGGTATTAACGCCTTTGGCAGCATTTCGTAATTGATAGCCATAGCAGGCGGTGCTGTGGTTACTGTCAGTAACTTCGCACCAAACTGCTTCAGATCTGTTCCGTTTACAAGCATGTCCTCACCTCCTTCGTTTTGTTTCGTCTACCATTTTATCTTCTACTCTGGTATAAACTCTTGATGCAATCGTATCGCCGTCTAATGTCACGTATACATACACTGGCTGCGTGGTATTGATTGCTTCCAGCTTCTTGTCCAGGATTTCCGCTAACCGGACATAGAACGGTTTCAGCGGCAAGATTGCTTCGTCTCCCGCTTCTCCACCTGCAAGTAATGTATTTCCGTTTGCTCCGAACACGGTCGGCTTCGTCATAATCGCACCGTTTCTGTACCAATCAATTCCGAAATGCGGAACTGACGGCGGGTTGAGACTGAACGATCCTGTTATGTACGGGTGTGGAAGTGACAGGTGTGGAAGGCTCCATGAAAAATTAAAAGCTCCGCGGATTGTGTTGATTGCATCTTGTACTACATCTCGTGCCGCGTTAATTGGTGTTTCAATTGCGTCCTGGATTCTTTCCCATACATCTTCTGTTTTGGATTTAACTCTGTCCCACACGCCTTCTACTGCTGATCGAATTCCGCTCACTTTTGACGATACTGTCGTTCTTGCGGAATTGATTGCTGATGTGATTCCTGTCTTAATTCCATTCCAGGCTGATGATGTCGTTGTTTTAATCCCGTTCCAAACCGTACTAACGGTTGATCGGATTCCATTCACTACAGAAGTCACAGTCGTTCTTGTGGTGTTGATAGTTGTTGTGATTGCAGTTTTAATTCCGTTCCAGATTGTTGATGTTACTGTTTTAATGCCGTTCCAGATAGTATTGATTGTTGTGCTGATTGCGTTAAATACAGTTGTGATTACTGTCTTGATCGCATTAATCGCAAGAGAAATTGCAAGCTCAATTGCTGTCCATGTTTCGGATATAAATGTCTTTATTCCGTTCCAGATTGTGCTGATCGTTGTGCCGATCGCACTGAATATGGTTGTAATCACGGTCTCTATCGCATTGAGTACAGTTGAAATAATTGTCGCAATGCCATCCCAAATAGTCGAGATAAGATCTTTCGCACCGTTCCAAACAGCATCCCAGCTAGTACCAAACCACCCCAGAAATACATCCAGAACTCCTTTGATTGCTTCCAGAACCGTTTCGAATATTCCTATGATTGCATCAAATACACTTGAAAAAATTCCTTTGACTGCTTCCCACGCCCCTGACCAGTCGCCGCTGAATAATGCTGAAAAAACATCCCATATTCCAAGAATCACGTCGAATGCAGTTTGTAGTACAGTCGCCACAATCTGAAACGCTGCTTCGATCACTGGTGCGAGCAGATTGCAAAATCCATCCCATATCATACTGATTGCCGATGTTATGTCAGAAAACGAAATTCCCAGTCCTGCCAGACGTTCCCGGATGCCTTCTGTAAAGCCCGTAAATGCATCTTTAATCTTCTGCCAAATTTCAGTAATAGTATTTCTGAAATCTTCGTTCGTGTTCCATAAATGGACAATCACGGCTGTTATCGCGGCTATTGCTGCAACAACTATTGCTGCGGGCGATGTGATTGCCGCGAGTGCTTTTGTAAACACTCCTGAGACCCCGCCAACATTGGCAAATCCTGCTGCCACTTTTCCAAGTGCTTTGGATATTGTTCCGATTGCTGTGATTACTTTCCCTATGCCGATCAGCATGGGTCCAAGTGCCGCAACAACTAAACCAATGCGGAGAATTGTCTGTCGTTGTCCTTCGTCCATGGAGTTTAACTTGTCCACAAAATCCTGAACATGTCCAACAACTTCGCGAATCGTCGGTACCAACATATCTCCGAAACTGATTGCAAGTTCCTGAAGCTGTGACATCAAAATTGTGATCTGTCCTTCAAGGTTATCTTGCATGGTATTTGCCATGTTTTCCGCGGATCCATCGCAATCATAAATTGCATTTGTTAATTTGTCATAGTCTTCCGGTGCTGCACTAATGATTGACAGTAAGCCGGACATTCCCTCTTTTCCTGCGATAGTAGCTGCATACTTCGCTTTTAATGCTCCTTCTGCTCCGTATGCTTTTCCTGTCAAGTTCTGCTAATTTCTGGTTAAATTCATCTATAGGCATTTTGCACTGTCCAAACGATCCGTGAAGGTCATTCATAAGCTCTTGCAGGCTTTTCATGGATCCATCACTGTTGGACAAAGAAATGCCGAGATAGTCCATTGCACTTGCTACGCTGTCTGTTGGCTTTGCAAGATTAGTCAACATAGTCCGCAGTGCTGTGCCGCCCTGTGATGCCTTAATTCCGCTATTCGCCATCAACCCAAGTGCGACGGCGGTATCTTCTACGCTATAGCCCAGCGACCCCGCTACTGGTGCAACATATTTGAATGATTCGCCAAGCATAGAAACATTTGTGTTTGAATTGGATGAAGCAGCTGCAAGAACATCCGCAAAATGTGTTGCATTTGCAACCTCTTTTGTAAATCCATCCTTTACAATCTTGGTTGTTCCTTCTGCTGAAAGTCCGAACGCTGTCATTGCATCTGTTACAATATCAGACGTGCTTGCTAGGTCTTCCCCGGATGCGGCGGCAAGGTTCATAATGCCCTCGATACCGCCGAGCATATCCTTCGTCTTCCATCCAGCCATAGCCATGTATTCCATTGCTTCTGCGGATTCTGTGGCACTGAATTTCGTCTTCGCGCCCATCTCGCGAGCCTTATCTCGCAATGAATCAAAGTCGCCCCCAGTTGCACCGGAAATCGCAGACACCTTCGACATCTGCTGATCGAAGTCTGCTGTGATCTTGACCGCAGCAGCTCCAAGTCCAGTCAATCCGGTCGTCAGCGGAAGTAGTGATTCTCCTGCTTTGGTGATTGTCCCACCGACTTTACTTGCTTTTTCTGCGTACTCATCAAATGGAGCTTTTGCAAGTTCAGCATTGACATTTTTCAATTCCGCTTCCATTTCAGCAAGTGCCGCTTTTGACTGTGTTACAGCGGCTTCCTGTCTGGTGATAGCAGTTTCGGTTTTATTTATATTGTTTTCACTTGTGGTCAGCTGCGTTTGCAGTTTTCCGTATTCCTCTTCTAACTTCCGGGTTTCCTCGCTGTCTTTCCCAGTCGCTTTCGCACTTTCTTCGTATGCAGTCTTTGCTGCATCGACCTTTGTTTTTAACTGGTCGTGTGCACTTTTCTGTAGATCTAATTTTTGTTTTAATGTGTCATACTGCGCACTGCTTTTGCTAACGATATCTTTCTGCACTCCAATCTTCGAGGTCAGTTCCGTTACCTTCGCACGCATTGTGTCCTGTGCGGATCCGTTCAGTTTTGCCTGTGCCGCCGCTAAAGAATGTTCCGATGTCAGCTTCTTCATTTCGGCGGCTGCCTGTCGCATAGCCTGCTGGTACTGTGTCGTTTCCGCTCGTATTTCGATGAGTGTCTTTGCCACGAATTACCGCTCCTTTTTAGCGTCTATCCTCATTGGCTGTCTGAATTTCAAATGCCGCATGTTCTAAAAGGCGTATGATGTCTGATTCCATGCATTGCTGGTATGAGTTCTTCATTAACCGGATGCAGATTTTTACTACACGGTCGACGTTTTCCTTGCATATCTTCCATATGCTTTCCGTCGAGCTTTCTTCGTTATATCCATTCTCTTCATCGTACTCATCAAAAGCAGATTTTTCTTTCTGGATCTGTTCTGAGTGTCCCGGGTTAAGTTCCAGGAACTTTGGTGTGATTACGTCCTGCATCATAAAATGGATCTCCTTGGCTGCCGTCAGAACTTCTTCCGGCTCTGCCTGCTCGATTTCTCTTTGCCGTGCTCCGAAAACATCCATCAGTATTCGTGTGTTTGCTTCGAGCGCATCCTGTATAGAGTCACTTTCGTTTCTTTCCATGATCTCTGCATATCTTCGATACATGTTCACGGTGATCGCTGTACAAACATATTCTTTTTGTTCGCACATCAGGATCAGCTCCGGCATCACTTGCCATTTGTAAAATTTCCCTTGAAATCCTCCACACGCTTGTCGGTTCTCTGGCTCACGGTTATGTCCATCGTGGCAAATTCCATGATAATTGCATCCGGTGCAAGTCCTGTTTCTGCATCGAGCATATCGTCTCTCGTGAACTGATTTCCGTACATCTCTATGATTACATCCATGATATCCAGGAACTGCTGCCGCGTGTACAAGGCTTTCTTGTCTTCCGTATCCATTACCGCATCGCGAACTTCCAGATAATGCAGATATGTCATTGTTGACATCTTCTGCGGCATTAAATATTCTTTTTTGCCGATGATAATAGATCTTTTTTTCGTTTCAGTTGTTTTCATGCTTTTCACGCCCTCCTGTTATCGTTTAAGCTGTCGCAGATTTTTCCTGAACTTTCGAAAACCAGTTTTTAATCGCTGCTGCTGCTTCTGTGTGCTCCGCTAAAAGGTTGCTCTCGTCGACGCTGTTTTCATAAACTCCATCGAGCTGCCTTGCGTAGAAGTCGCCTTTCAGTGTAGCAGTCTGTGTTGTTTTCTTTTCGCCTTCGGTTTCGTAATTGTCTTCGAATCCCTGGTCAAACATTCCACAATACAACCACTTGAATTCATACTTTCCGTTGAGCTTTTTGGCTCTCCATCCGATCGCAACCTCTGACGGTCTGTCATCCTTGTTTTTTGTAAGGAATCCTTTTTCGTACAGATGTCCAAAAATAAGTGCCTTGTCCTGTGGTGCAAGACTGTTTACTTCCAGTTCTACAGTTGTGCCTTTGTAAGAAATATTTACATCTTCTACTGCATCGTCGCTGTAGATCTTCTCTGCTTCCCGTTCATCGGTGATCTTTGCAGTGATCGCACGCGCCAGTTTTATTGGTGTTTCTGTTGTGTAGTCCGATTCTGTATTTGATGTTACTTTTGCAATGTGAATATCGCGCAGTGACACCGTTCTACTGCGGACAATCGTTTCTTTGCTTGCTCCCTGTACTGCCATGTCTATTCCTCCATTTCTTCCTCTGCTTCCTTTAAAATCAGGAACCGCATTGCATTCGTAAATATTCCCGTGTCCGGTTCTGCCTGGTCATTACCTGCTACGAACGCAAACCCGCTTTCTTTCATCAGTTTTTTTATTTCTTTTACAAGCGGCTGCTGGTCTTTTTCCGACCATACATTTACCTGTATCATTGCCGCTTCGATTTCACATTCATCGTCTGAATGCCCTGGCTCGTAGTCTTCCAGTTTCCACAAAGTCACATGCAGGGCGTGCAAACTTCCGTCATACCATCCCTGCTGTACTATAACTCCTTTGTGTGTTAGCGGTCTTAATGCTTCTGCGGCTAACGCTATAACATCCATTTACCCTCCTAATTTCTCGTTTAGTGCTTTCTGGTACTCCTGTTCTGCTATTGCGTGGTATTGCCCCTCAAGCTCCGATTTCGTGTTGTCCAGGAAATCTCGCGGCGGCATCTTTGACGTGCCCCATTCTACGAATTTCATGTAAAACCAATTTTCCGCGTCGCCATTCAGATTCCATCCGATCTGTGCTTTCTTGGTTGTCACAGTCTTTGGTATGTTATCCCGTGCATGTCCTGTCGGTCTGTAGTACAGTTTTCCTGACTTTGTGTTATCTGCCGATCGCGGCATTCGTTCCTTCATCTTCGGTTCTGTGATGTCTGCCGATCTCTGGAAGATCTTCTTGTTGATCCGCCCAACCTCTGCCGTAGATGATAATGCTTCTACAGCGGTACGGACTTCTTCGAAACCTTCTGCTTTAAAGGTTATATCCACATTTTTCGCCGCCTTCCGTTAATCGCATTTATTCGCTTTTAACTGTATGTACTGCTTTTCGTTCCGTCTGTAATCTGCTGCATAGATGTCGTATTTCTCGCCCTCGTACTCAATGAAGAAGAGTTTCAGGCTTTTCTGCATCTCTTTGATTCTCTGGCAATACCGGACTTCAAAGATGATTGTATTTTCCAGACGTTTGTCCAAGGCTTCGTACAGCTCCCGCCCGTACAGGTTTCCAATTTCGCACCAGGCCTCATAAAAAAGTTCTGGCTCTTTTTCCTGCTGCCTTCCGTTTTTTACGATCGTGTTCTTTTTATAGATTTTGATTCGCGCTGCTGCCATTTCATCCCCTCAGTCTTTCCTTTAACATCATCGACTGTATTGCATATCTGAGACGTTCGGTCGAATCTGATGTGATTTTTCCATTGTTGTACATGCGGTCACGGTGGTCATACAGTTCTTTTACATATGAACATATGAGAATCTTTTGTCTGTTCGTCGGTTTTGTCTCGTCAAATGACGGAATCAGCTCCTTCATTTCGTCGATGACGGCATCATGCATCAACTCAATGATCCCGTCCCGTCATCGTCTGTATAATCGACGCGCAAATACTGCTTTAATTCCTTAAGATTCATGTACTACGCCCCTTTAATTTGTATTCAACCTGCAACATTAACACTGATTACACCTTTAACAACTGCTGCTTCGTCTACTGCCTGAACATCAAACCTGTCACGAACCTTGATTCCTGTCAGATCTTTTGCCCACAGATCGCCAGCTTCAGTAGAAAGTTCGATTGTAATCTTCTCGCGGTCAAACAGTGTGATTGCTTCTTTCAGGTCTCCCATGTATACCGGGTATTTGTAACCTGTAATGTTGTTCTTGTCAGACCCGGTTCCACCTTTCAATACGTTTGTACTTTTCAGCGTCTTATTGCTCACTACTTTTACCGGGTATCTTCCGAACAGCAAAGTTTTTGTAGCATCTGTCGGAGCTGGCTGCATGATGTATTTGCCGTCTTTGTCTTTCAGTTTATCCATGTAGTTGAAACCGTCCTGGTTAGTCAGGACAATAGAACTTGCTGCAATCGCCGGATCAAGCTGCACATTAAATACATCCTTGAAGTCGTCAAAAGTCACGACGGCTCTTTCTTTTCCTGTTGTAATCTCATCAAGTACTTTTAAGATTGCAGCGTTTCTGGTTGCCCTGGATTTTTTTGCGATCCATTTGTTCAGGTATGCCAGAATATTGGCTGCGGTATCCTGTAATAATTCGCGTGTGGTCTTTAAGATTCCGCCTTTTTTCTTTACGGTATATTTGATCTGTCTGAATGTTGGTGTACTCTCTTCCTGGAACTCGCCACCTTCGTCCACGTCTTTCCACGGTGTGCTGTCTGCATCTGCTTCAATCACGCGGGACCCGCTTTTTGTTGTAACATGCTCTGTGTTTACGTACTGCTCCAGATCATTCTCTGTGCGGCGCAGTTCGGTGATATCTGTTCGCACGTCGTCTGGTACGGTAAAACCTCCGTCCTCGTCCTCGCCTTCGGACATCTTGTTCTGGAAGCTGTCCATGATTTCCTTGTCGTCTTCTTTCATCGGACGTCTGCGAAGTCCACACACAATCCTGTTGACAAATGCACGGCAAACCTGCTCTTTTGTATACTTTTTGTCCTGTCCGCCGGTAATATCCTTTGCTTTTCCGCTGTTTAATGAATTTTCGATTTCTTCTTCATCGTCATCTTCCAGATCCATCAGCATGTTGAATTCCTCCTGCATCGTGCGGAGTTCTTCCATCTGGTCTCTCATTTCCTGTGTTTTTCCCTGTCCCTGGAGACTTTTGATAGCATTTTTTTTGTCGTTAATCTTCTTTAACAGTGCTCTCGCTGCTTTGCTCATTCTTGGCTCCTCCTTATAAAAGTTCCATTTCTTCAAGTATTTTCTTTTCTTCTTCTGCAATCTGATCCGCAACATCATCTGCGGTCTGTGTCTTCATATTTGGTGCATGTTTGTAGTTCTCTTTCATCCATCCGACGCAAGCTGCTACTGACGGTCGTTCTTCAATCTGCACATTAAATATTTCCTGTGCGTCTTCTGCCGTCATCCACGTTTCCGCATTAATCAGTTCTGTCACCTTTTCTTCTGTGATGTCATTTTTTACCCGGCTCATGTAAATGTCCGTGATGCTCTTCTGGCACTTGTTAAGTTCTGTGATGAGCTGCTGGAAGTCGTCTGCATTTCCATACGCCCACGACAGCGGCTTGTGGATCATAAGCTGTGCACCGGAAGACATAACGATTTCATCGCACGCCATCAGGATTACGGATGCAATAGATGCTGCAATTCCATCAACCACACCTTTCTTGTGTCCTGTATGGCGTGAAAGAATGCTGTGAATTGCAATTCCCGCGAACACATCACCGCCGCCGCTGTTAATGTAGACTGTAAGATCTGCACCGGGTTCCACCTGGCTCATAAAATCCGCGATGTCCTGTGGACATGTATCTTCGTCGCACCACGCCGCCCACGTTGACGAAACAATGTCGCCGTAGATGTACAGGTCTGCTGCATTATTTGAGACATTTCGGAATTCCATAAATCCGGTATTTTCAAGTTTTTTGGTTCTTGGATTTCTCCGCGAAAAGCTAAACTTATTCTTCATCGTCGTTTCCCTCCTCTCCATTTTTTTTATCTGGTTGTACATTTGTAGTGTTTTCATATTGTTTTCCGACTTCTGTAATCGGAATGTAATTCCCGTTTACAATCAGCTGATCGCCGCCTTCTGCATCCATCAGGTCCAGCTTTCTTCTGCATTCGTTCGGTTTCTCTATTCCGTTCTGCACCGCCGTCGCAAAAATTTCCATCTGTGACTTGCTGTCAGTTCTCAGTAGTACCTTCTCATTCAGCTTGTAGTACTTTCCCTCTTTACAGGCTTCTTCGTCCGTCAGCAGCTTGTAGTTAATTTCTTCTTCGTACTGTTTCAGTACAAATAACATGGTATCTGTTAAAAAAGATAACTGCTGCATCTCGCTGTTGCTGTACGACGACTTCTCGTAGTCGTTGATCTGGTTCGGTTTAATCCCAAACGCTGCTGCAATTTGGAGCGCGGAGTACTTTTTCAACTCTATAAACTGGCTGTCTGACAGCTTAATGTCGAGCGGTGTCAGTTTCATTCCGAGAGGAATCGGAATGATCCGTCCGGCGTTTTTGGAACCTGCTCCGAATTCTTCAAATGCTTCCACAAGTTTCTTTTTGTGGTCTTTGTTCAGATCTCCTGTGTACTCAAGCGTTGCTTTTCCCGTAAGTCCGCTTTCGTATAGGCTGTTCAAGTAGTCCTGTGACGATTTCGCGCCGTCTACGGTTGTCTTCAAAATCGCCTGTACCGGAAGACCTGTTATTCCGTCCAGGCTGTGCGATGTCTTGAAATGTAGAACCTCGTCCGTTCCAAACACATACTGCTGACCGCTGTATTTGTCGTTGTAGACATACCAAATCTTCCCCTTTCCTCCGAAGTATCCCTGGTCGTCCACCACGATCTGCACACAGTTCGACGGCATGATCCACAGATCCATAACTTTGTATTCTCCACCGTATTTCTTGCGTTTGAACTTCGATCTGACGTACACATAAGCGTTTCCGAAATGGTTTCTGTTCATTTCCACCGCGTTCCAGAACGCTGTCGGTGTCATAAACGGGTTTGGTCTGTTTTTCAGCAGTTTTGCAACGTCCGAAAGTTCTGGCTCAATGATCCCTTTCGGTGTTTTCTGGTAGTATTTCCATGGAATTTTCGCAAGCGTTTCTGACATCATCTTCAAACATGTGAAGTATGTAACTTCTGACATTACATTTTTGCTTTTCCTGTTTACTCCAAGCCATTCAAGAAAGGATTCTTCTTTCATGTCCGGCGACGTTTCCACTGTGAAGTTCAGTTTTTTCGCAACCCAATTCCTGAACTTCTGCCATACATTCACCTTGCATCACCCCCTCGCCTGTCTCTTTTTACTTGATTCATATAATTTCAGCCATTCTTCCACGTTTTCGGCTGTATTCTGTTTTACTTCGCCTTTCATTGCTTCTGTCCATGCATCAATAATCGCATCTACAACGTCAATCCTGTCTGTCTGATATTCTTTGTCGATTTTGATTTCTCCAAACGAATTCGAAGTTGTCTTCGCGTTTGCGATTGACCATGTTATCATTCCATTTCCGTCGTGCTCTACGTTCCCGGATTCTATTTCTAACCGAAAATCAACCGTTGCATCGTTCAGGGATTTCGCAGACTGCGACACTGCCACGCTATCAACTCCCATTTCTTCCAGATCCGTCAGGAATGCCGAAGCGTTATGTGGATCATACAGGATGTATTGCACATCAAGTTCGTACTGCTGCATGATCGCTTTTAGATATGCCAGGATGTACCTGTAATCTGTTTTTACGCCGCCCATGGTCTCTGTTACTGTCACCAGTCCATCACGGATCCAGAGATCGTACTCTGTCCGGTCGGTCTTGATATGTTCTTCTACCCGACGCTTTGGGATAAAGCTGTGAGCATGCACAAAATATTTGCGTATTCCGTCTTTCTCAAACGGGAATACGATTGCCAGCGAAGTCAGGTCGCCGCCTGATGAAAGGTCAAGCCCTACATAGCACTTTTCCCCCCTGAAAACTTCCAGAGTTTTCTCCGTTGCACCTTGTTTCCACAGTTCCATGTTTTTCAGATAGACATCGTTCGTCCACTGGATCCACATATTTAGCTGCTTAACAATAAAATCTCGTAAGCTCGAACCGCCCATTTCTTTTGCGGTCTCAGCAATCGGTATCATATTTTCCAGTGCGTCCTGGTCGTATTGCAGAATAGGATTTGCTTTTATCCAGTTCTCCGGTAGCCACATGTCGTCTGATTCATTCATCTGCGCGATATACACAAACTGCGAATCATTATGCGCGATACCCTTCAGTACTTTCACGCAGTACTCATATAAGGCGTAGCACGGCGATTTCAAGTTGAATCCTGCTGTTGTAATGACGCTTATCAACGCAGATTTCATTTTCTTGATGCCGCCTTCAAGCAACTTATACATCTGGTCGTCTTTGTGGGCGTGGTATTCATCAACAATTCCCAAATACGGTCTAAAACCGTCAATAGATTTCGTATCACCGGAGAGTGCTTTGATTTTACTGTGTGTCAGTAAGCAGTCAATCGTGCTGTTATGCTCATGGACTGCAAAGCACTCGTCCAGATCGGTGTCTGACCGGATAAACTTCACGATTTCGTTGAATACGATCAACGACTGGTCTTTTTTGGTTGCTGTACAGTAAATCTGACCATATTTGTACTTCTCAAAATTGCCATAATACGCTGCGAGGATTCCATTCAGAAAAGACTTTCCGTTCTGTCTTCCAAGCTGTATGTATGACGTCCTGTACCTTCGGTAGTTTCCTGCTTTGGTTCTCCATCCGTTCAGACTGCCAAGAATAAAGCACTGGAAGGCATAACATTCAACCGTTTGCTCTTCCTCACCTTCCGCGATGGTCAAAGTTTCCGCGAAATCAATGATTCTTTCTGCCTGCTCTGCATCAAAAAAGTATTTGTACGGTGCAGCCTTTGACTTCTCGATGTCGTCCAGATGGCGTTGACACGCAAGTTTTACCAGATCGCCAGCAATTATTTTTCCTGCAAGGACATCCGCAGCATACTGTGTCGTTCTGTCCTGCATAACATCACGCAAACTTCTCTGTAAATTTGTTCTTCTTTGGTGTCTCTGGTACTTTTGGTACAATCAGACGACATCTTGACGATACTGTGAGACCGAAGTCAGCGGCTCCTTGCCTGCATTGTCGGAAATAGCGATCCTGTAATACAGCCAGGCGTTCGACCTGTCCGTTCACAATCTCTCGCTCTTTTATAATCGGCATCCCGTCTTCATCCTGTTTTCCGGTATTGTACTGTTCTGTAATCATTAACGGCTGCTTCGCAATCATCTCAGTCACTTCTCTATACTTTTCCTGTGCAATAATCAGGCGCGCCAAGGCTTCCACATCCAGATTCGAAATCAGGTCGATCTCCCGCAGGTCTTTCGCAATCTTGCGAAATGCTTTTTTCTGACCTGGTGTCAGATATGGCGGCGGCGTAACCTTGTCCGCTGGTGCTTTTACTTCGGTTCGCTCTCTTTCAGCAATTTCTGCTTTGGTTAAGTGTTTTTTTCCTTTCGCCTGAATCAGTGCAATCGGCTGTCGCTGTCCTGCCATTGTATCGACCTCCTTTCTGTCCGGTGTCAGATTCTGACACCGTTTTTTTCTCCTTGCCTGTATCTGGAATTTCCGTGGGGAGTTTTCTCCACAGAAAAGGGGGAACGCGACTAATCGGAGCCGCTCAGAACTTTCTCGATGCCCCCTACCCCGTCCCAGTGCCGCCGCAAGATCGCGCGGAGCTGTTCTTGCGTGTGCTGTTTTGTCGCTTCATCTCGCCTGTATAGTGCACTGATAACGCCGTGGTTTGTGTTGCTCAACGGAAACAGGTTCTCTACCTTCAAACGTTGGCTCCAATCATCTTCTATCTCTGTGATATGATGCACCATGTCCGCTGTCACGATCCTGTGCTGTACATAGTACGCATACAAGTCCAGCCCGTCGTACAGTTGCAACGCAAATGCCCGCGTTTTGCGCCATTGCGACGACACATAAAAGGCAGCAGTCTTTTTGTTCCTGCGATGTGTGTTGTATTCCATGTGTCTCGATGTCTGACTTGTTACTGCTGCCGCTTCGCAGTCCGGGCACGCCTTTAGTTCCTGCGGTATCAACAGCCCACATTTGCATCTATGTAGTAGCATCTTTGTACCTTCTTTCCTGCTGTGCGTTTAATATGCAGCAAGTATCAATCTGACACCTGCTGCCGCGTCAGAGGGTGTGAAAAGAACATGAAAAAAGCGACTGTACTTTTTTCTGTACAATCGCTCCTGCAACTTTCCACATTACAAGTGTAACTCTTTTAATCCACCATTAAAACCCCAGCTTTTCCCCAACTTTTCCCCAAGTCTGTATAGAAAAGTATAATGTTTTTCAATATTTTTCTATACCATCAATACCGAATAACTTCACTGACATTTTCCGTATCAGTTCTTTGGACCATCGCGACGGTGTATTCTTTCCGCAGTTCTGTATGTCCGCAATATCTTCGTATGATACGCCCTTTATGTAATGCATGTAGAATGCTTCGTATTTGTAGTTCATTCCCTTTGTATCGTACTCTTTTCGCAGATCTTCCATTGCTCTATCTATGTTCGCGATCATTAACGCCGTTTTCATCTTCGATCGTCTTACACTTTCCAGGTGTGTGCTTCCGTCTTTCTTGAAGGTGGTGTATTCTTCCTTCTCTAACTGTTCTACTTCTGACACTGCATTTTCAATATGCTTTTTCATTTCGATGTAAGATTCCATTAAGACCCTTGTATTATGTAGCACCTGCTGCCTGCGGATCTGGCGTTCTGTTTCCATTGCTGTCTGGATGATCTTTTTTACAAATGCTTCTTCCTGCTTTTCGTCTTTTTGCTGCATTTCGCGCGCCGTCCTTTCTTTTCGGTCTCTGTCCTATTGATCCACTGCTGCCGCTTTGGTCTTCTCACCATCGGCAATCCTTTTCTTCTGCGTTCATTGTTTGGCATCTTTTGTCTTTCTTTCCAATACTCTCTCCACAGCGTTTCTTTTTGGGTCTGTGCAGGTGTCTCGCCTTTTGCTGACATTTTCATATTTTTTATGATTTCTACTTTTTCGTACTTGTCTGCGGAAGCGGCAGCAGTAAGAGTGTTCCATGCAGTGCTCCCCGGAAAACTTGCGTCAGATGTATCCTGTTCTTTGCCTGTATGTGGTTTCAGTGCAGTCAGTGGAATATCAAACGAACAGTTTTTTAATTCCTGGATTCCTCGCGAAAATTCTCTGCATATTTTTCTCACTCCTTCTATTATCGAATCCATTGTTCGTTTCGGACTTGGTATGCACACCACTATATCGTCATTATTTTTGCCTTTCCGTTTTTTCGTCATTGCTTCGTTAAATGCTTCTATCATTTTTCGTCCTTCTCCTTTCCGCAATCCTAATCGAATGGCAATTCTTCGTCAATTCCTTCTGGAATGTTCATAAATCCTTCCGCGTCCGTTTCTGACTGTTTTGACGGCTTATTCTCCGACGTTTCATCAGATCCGGCGGCTGACTGTTTACTTTCTGCAAACTCTACTTCGTCGCATACAACTTCCGTCGTGTAAACCTTGTTTCCTTCGCGATTTGTGTAACTTCCGGTCTGGATTCTTCCGCAGGTCGCTGCCTTCATTCCTTTTTTGAAATATTTAGACACAAATTCTGCTGTTTTTCCAAAAACAACACACTGGATGAAATCAGCTTCCTGATTTTTGGTTTTTCGGTCAACAGCGATAGTAAATCGTGTTATGGCAAGACCATCTTTCTCTGAATACCGTGTTTCTGGGTCTCGTGTTAAACGTCCCATTAGTATTGCTTTGTTCATTTCTTTTTCTCCGATCTGTTGTGTTTTCTTCCTTTTATTTTTTCGGTAAAATTTAATATCGCGATAATTGCCCCGGTCATAATTGCCAGGGCGATCATCTCAATCACTACCGCTGCCGCAAGAATCAGAATCATTAAAATCGTTACGCTTGCACTCATCGCTTTCGCACTCCTTTTTATATTTTTCTTTCAATTCTGCTTCCAGCTCCTTCTGCTGCTGTTTCAATTCGTCGTTTCTTTCTATCAGTTTTCTTATAGTTTCTTCTGTCTTTCCGATTGTCCGGCATAGCATAATCTGTCGATGAACTTCATATCTTCTGTGTATTAACAATTTCATTTGTCGGTCAGTTATATGTACTGTATAGTGTCTTCCGCAATTCTGACATTCAAAATACTGTTCCATTACCGGAAAGCCACATCTATCCCTTGCTATTATTCTGGTGTCTGCTGTTTTTGCTATTTTTATTTCAGCTCCGCATTTATCGCAGTGGACTTCGAATTTATTCTGTAATTCACTCATGCCTTTCTCCTTTCGTCGTCAATCCTCGTCGCCCAAGTCAATCAGTCCCATCTGCTCCGCATCGTATACGTCCATGATTCCGAGCACTGCGTAACCGTCTACAATCGCGTTTGATGTTTCTGCCGTATCTACACAAGTTACACATACACGCATCTGTCTTCCTGTGGATCTTCCGTCCTTAAATTCCAGCATTGTCAATACATCCTTCTCTTTGTACTGGTCTGTCCCGAGTTTTACAATCATGTGGCGAATTCGTCCGGTCTCGACATCCTTGTAGACCTTCTCTGCAACACGCATCACCCGTTCTTTTTTGTCTTCTTGCTCTCCTGGTGGAAACTGCCGCATTCTTTCTTCCTGTTTCTGCTCCCTCAGTTTTTTCTTGCTTTCCTGGTCAAGTCTGTCCTGTTCTTCGTTGTATTTATCTTCTTCTGTTTTCTCCGCTTCTGCCTTGTTTACGTACTGATCGCATTTTTGACAAGTCCCGGTTTTTACGTTGCATTCCTGGTATTTCTGGCAAGAGTAGCATAATGATGTGATGCTTTCCGGGTGTGCGTCTTCCCACTCCTGTTCCTGGCTTTCTTCTTCTGGCTGCTGCCATTCCTCCTGGCTTTCCTCTGGTTCTTCTGCGACTTCCTCTTTTTCTTCTTCCTTCGCCTGTTTTGCTTCTTTAACTGACAAACCGCCTTTTTCGTACTTTTCAAGCAGTTCATGCTGCTTTTCCTGGCTTAAGCCGCTCACTTCGTGCGCGACGCTAAAATTCAATCTGCCTTCCCGCACCTCTTTTTGTAATTCCGGTATGAGATTGCTGTTGATCTTCTCGATCTGTGCAATTTTGCCCGTCGATTTCTGCATGATCGACGCAATCACATCACGTAAGCGTCCTTTATTCAGGTCGTAGCCCTGTAACTCTAGTCCATTATCTCTCATGTACTGCAACGCTTTTTTTAACTGCTTTTCTTCTTCCAGCATCTCCTCGATACTCTTATCACGGTATGAGTTTGCTATAATGATCTGCACGATTTCTTCGTTTTCTTCGGCTGCGTTCTTGATCTGGCACGTCACGATCTCAAATTCTTTATAGCCATCCTCGACCAGTTTATTCAATGCACGCCATCTTCGCTCGCCTGCTATAATCTTGTAGATTCCTCTGTCGCAAGGCTCGTATGCGACTGTCATGTTTTCCATAAGTCCCGCCGCAAGGATCTTCTGTGCCAAGCCTTCGATATCTTGCATAGAGTAAAAGTTCTTTTCATTGCTGTACATTTTTTTGATGCTTATGTCTCGCGTGCGAAATCTTGCTTTTGGTCTGTCTTCTGCTGCTGCCATGCTGTTTTTGTTCAGTGCATCTATTGGGCTCCATCCTGCTGCCATCTCCTCACTTCTCCTTTCCTGCGATCACAACTTCCATTTTGTTCAATGTTTCTTCGTCTGCGTCTCTGATATCCACATGCGGTGAATCTAATTCTGGATAACTTGCACAAATATTTTTCTGAATCAGTCTTTTAAGTTTCTGCGGGCTTATCACGATTTTGAATTTTGAAATTGCTTCTTGATATTTCATGTCTACTTCTTTATCTGTCATAACCGTGCCGTCTATCTCTTCAAAAATCGGCTGTGCGTCTGATTCGGCAATGTCGCTTATGATTCCTAAGATTTCCACTTGCATTTCTTCGCGGTCTCTTTTTATCATCTCTAACGCTGTGTCTTCCACGCTCATTTTATGCTTTTCCAACACTTCCAGTGTCTTCGCCTTATTAACAAGTTCTTCGAACGTCTTCAAATCAATTGTTACTTTTCCTTTGATCTCCATTCCTACCTCTCCATTTCTTCCAGCAACTCTGCTGTCACATCTCGGTAATCTCGTGTTACAATGCAGTTTTTTGAAAATTCCGGAAGTGGCACGCGCTCGATAGTTGATTTTTCTGCAACAATAGATCTTCTTACCACCGTGTTAAAGAAGTCTTCATTGTATGATTCGTGTAACCACTGCTCTACCTGCATACTTGTCTGGTTCTTCTGACGCATTGTCATTAATACCTTCATGCGGATGTTCTCGTTGAACTTTCTAAGATCTTCCAACTGTTCCTCCATCTGCGTAATTGCTTCGATCTCGAAGCCGCCAACCTTAACCGGAAGGATTACCAAATCTGTACCTGCAAGAACGTTGATTACTGTCATATCCATAAGCAATCCGCAATCTGCAATGCAATAATCGTACTGTTGCCGTACCTCTTCGATTGCTTCCGCAAATCTCGTTACCTGGTTTTCGCTTTCGCTTAACAGTTTCATGTTCGTTCTCATCAAATATCCATTTGCCGGAATGATGTCAACATTCTCATATGGTGTCTTCTGGATCAGTTCTTCTGTGCTGTATGTGCCGCCTGTGCTCTGGTGGTCTTCCAGTAGTTCTGACATGCCGATGCCTGTCGGCTCAAAACTGTCGTACAGCATCGAGATGTTACCCTGCTGATCCGCGTCGATCAGAAGCACCTTTTTTCCGTGTTCCTCGCCCAGTAAATATGCGATCGTTGCCGCCGTCATTGTTTTGCCGATGCCGCCTTTCTGGTTCATAACTGCAATTGTCTTCATGTTTGTGTACCTCCTGTTTTCGTTGTTTAGTTGTATTCGTTATATTTGCATCGTCTGCATTCTGGTTCCAGTATTCCGTCATCTGGATTCCTGCATCCGGTACATGCTCCGTAAACATTGACCGCCGCTTTCCAGATTCCGAGCTTTTCCTGTTGCTGCGCGGTCTTACATTTCTTTAATGCCTTTCTTGTCGCCTTGGCTCTTTCTTCTACTCTCTGAAAGTAATGCATCGTGTCTTCCCTTCTTTTCTGATGGTCAAGTTCTGTTCTAACATTGCATTTTCTTTGTTTCCGGTATCAATTTCTTTCAGGTTTACATACTCTTCCAGCACCCTGATTGCTTCTTCTGCTCCGTAGCATACTGCACAGTAATGTCCTGCACCTGCCAGTGCTTTTAACATTTTCTTCTGGCTTTCTTCCAGTTTCCCGGTATCGTATTTCATTTCTATGTACAGTCCGTTGTAGATGCCTTTCGGTACTGGCAAACATAGATCAGGGATCCCGGCTTTTACACCCATCTGCTTTAACTTCACAGCTTCCGCTTTGTTTCTGCTGCCGCCGTTCGGACAGTGATATAAGAGTGACAGTTCCGAGTGCTTGTTCTGCTGCCATGAAGCCCACATAATCACCTGAATCTGCTCTGTGTCCTCGCTTCTTTTTGCGTTTCTCAAGTTCATATATTGCAACGTTCCTTTCTTCGCATTCTTGCGTATATGTAGAATCTGCCGTTAAAGGTGTTATATCTTACTTCTGCTTCCGTGAAGTCGTATTCATTACCATACCATCTGTTAAGGTGGTCGCAGATCTTTAAGTCTCCTTTAACAATCTTGTCCACATGATACTGTTTTGTTTTGTAATGGTTTACTTTCTCTTTCGGCTTACGTAGCCCCTTCGATGCGTTCCAGGTCTTCTGATTCTTCTCTTTCTTTTCTTTAGTGATATACTTTGCCATTCCCACAAGCCCGTTTTCGTCCTTCTGTAAGCGTCTGAGTTCGTTTCTTTTTCCCAACTTCCAAACATTCTCCACGGTGTCCATGTCCATGTCGCCATCTAATACGACATGGTGATGCCAGCGTCCTTTATCACTACATTCCGTAACATACACATAACGTGCGTTCGGTAATCCTTTTTTCTTTCTTCGGTAATTCAGACGTTTGATGAAATTCTGCATATTCCGGTTTGCTACTACCATTGATACTGGCATATTTTCATCAGTGTATGTAAATGTTGCCCATATATCCCTGTTTCCGAAATTCTCACAAATTACCCGTTCACACATCTTGCGGCTGTTCTTGTCGTTCAGATTCCTTTGTGCCTGCTGCTGTCGTTTCTTCTTTCCTTCGTCCGGTATATCGTCACGCTGTCCCTTTGTAAACTCCGGATATATTTCTATTTCGAGCTGTTCTCCTGCCCAGATCTCCTTGGTGGCATAGATGCTTTTTACCTTTCCTTCTTTCAGGATCCTTTCCTCATTCACCTCATCCAGTTTTTTTAGTTCATTCTGGTATGCCGCTTCATAATCGTAGAGCAGGAAGGCTGTTCTTCTTTTCTTCTTTTTCCTCATTTAGATATATCCTTTCGTCGACTTGTTACTATCCATTACAAGGTCGCTGAAAAGATATATAAAAGCTCTGTTTGACTTTTTATACCGTCCGTAGTACTATACTAGTGTGTACTTTTGTTTCAGGACATTGTTCTGAATTCGTTATGAAGCCTTCCGGTGCCGCCAAGCATACCGGAAGGCTTTTTCCTTATCCCACTTTTTTTGCGTCCTCTGATGCCTTTCTGACGCTCACAAGACGAACCTTTGTTCCGTCCTCTCTTGCATTCAGGATCATAGCAATCGCCCTGAACGCCTTCATCGGATCCGGTGTGTTGTTCTTTGCTATGCTCATGTTTGTTCTCTCCTTTCTTGTGTTTCATTCAAAATTATTTTTCTAAAAATGCTTTCAAATATTGGTACTGCAATGCTGTTCCCGGCTTGCTTATACAGTGCTGTATAATATCTCCCCTTCTTCTGTTGTGCCTGTTTTGCTTTCTCAAAATCTTCGTCTGTGTAACCTTGTAGCCGCCAACATTCCAATTCTGTTAAGTATCTGTATCTCCCATTTCCACAGTCAATCACTTGTGCTGGCGTCCGATCTTGCCGCGTAGTGACGGTGAATGCATAATCTTTTATGATTGTTGCTCGTCTCACGCTTCCTGTCGCTCCGATCACGGCTTTCACGGATGGTTGCGTCACGTCGTACACTTTCGATACTTCTTCGTTGCATTCCAGAAACTCTCTGATATTTCTCATTGGTGTTCGTACTAAGTCGTCAAACCGGAACTTTTCTTTTTCAAGAGTAGATACTGTAAAAACTCTTTCTCTTGCTTGTGGCAATCCAAATTCTCTGGCATCCAATACTTCGTAGCTATTCGTGTAGCCCATACATTCCATTTCTTCCTGGTATCTGGTAAAGTTTGCGATCATATGACGGCTTGTAACATTTTTCACGTTTTCCCATATCACCCACTTCGGCTTCCACTTTCCCATCTGTTCAATAATATGGATTGTCTCCCACATCAGGCTTGATCGTGTTCCGCTTCCCTGATCCGCGCCTTTCCCCCTATTGATTCTTCCATCTGCTGCCGTTGCTTTTCCCTGGTGTCCTGCAATGCTCATATCTTGGCAAGGACTACCATGTATCAAAATGTCTGGTCGTAAGTTCCAGCCTTTAACATTTTGCGTCTTATATTGCAATTCTTCCGAAAACATGGAATTATATGACCTTACTGCTTTTTCATCAATTTCTACATAGTCAATTGCTTTTGTTGGTATATTAAGATTTCGAAGCGCGCATCTAGGGCTTCCGATTCCACCGAATAGTTCTAATATCTGTACTGGTTTCTGCTCCTCCATCATTTTCTTTGATCCTTTTTTCAATCTCTTTGTTTCTTTTGTCTGTATCTGAATACGTTTTCATTTCCTTTAAGCACTATGTCCTTATCGTATGTGAGCGCTCTACATCCCCAAAATTCAAACGAATGGTCGAATGATTCTTTTACTTTTTCTTCCGGCAATTCGAATTCAATCACGTCTACTTCTTCATATCCTCTTATCGCGACAAATTTCATCGCGTCTTCTGGTTTTTCGCAAAAACAGATATCTCCCAACGTTCCCGTCCTTATAACTCCGCTGCGAATGATGTTGTACATTGCCCATTTACCCGCGGCATGATAATATTTTTTTAACATCTGTTCTCCTTTAAAATCTTCCCGCAAATCTTGGAACAAAAAGTCCAAAATCTGTTGAAGGGAATCCATCTTTTCTGTTTATGTTGTCTCTAATTCCTAAAAAGTCATGGGCGAAATTGAAGTCATCTGCTTTTATCCAATCATCCAGGCGCATATCGAACTCTTTGTCTGCGCTTTCAATATCCATCATTCTGTCCACATCTTCGTCCATTGTCATTAAACCCAACCGCGTCGCTCTGAGCATTATTTCCACATACTTGAATCTTCGTTTCTTTTCTGCTTTTTCCATTTTCTTCTGTTCGAATTCTATTCTTTTTTCCATGCTTTGTTGTTTTCCCTCCTTTCATGTTTCGCACACGAATTCCAGGTTAGAAAGGCATTCGTCTTTTCTTTTCTGGTCATACGCCTGCTGCATTGCATACATATAGCATTCTTTTTCGGTCTTGAAAAAGCCGTAACCATAGAACGCTATAGTCGAAGTTCTTTTCTCTTCCGTGTGCATGTTTTCGTATGTAGCTACGAATTCATACATTTTTCTTTTTCCTTTCTTTTATCTATTCGCTGGCACACCTCAAGCAAATAAATATCTACTGCCTTGAATGTATTTTCTGCCATATTTCTTACGTCTGTGGCGCACTGGTTTGACTGGTCGCTCATTTTCTTTGTTTCTTTTGCGATCGCGTCTATCAGGTCTAATCGCTCTTTTATATTTTCCTTCTGTCTATCCATGCGTTTCCAGAACTCTACTCTTTCGTTTAATTCAAGTTCATCACTTTCTTTCCTCTGTTCCTGCATGTCCTGGATAGTCTTCTTTAATGCTTCTTCTCTCTGCTGCATTGCTTCTATAGTTTTTCTTGGACTGCAATAAATCCCTTTTTTGATGTTGTCTTCTGCCATTTCCAGCGCACCATCCATAGCCGCACGAACGTGGCTTAGTTCTCCAAGCCCGTCCACAATCTTTCTGATCTGGTTCAAGGCTTCCTTTTCTTTCTTAGCTGGATAATTCTTTTTAATTGTTTCGTTGCTCATTTTGTCCCCCTTCTTCATCTCCATAGACTGGTGCTAATTCATTTTCAGGAACATCGAAAAAACAGTAATCTCCTATTTCGACCTCATAAAGCCCGTTGTATTCTCTTAAGATTTTGCATATGTACGAATAACCGTTTACTTTGATCCATGCAAAACCTGATTTGAATTTATTCATCGTTTTTTCGTTCTCTCCTTATTTTCAGTAACCAGATACTCTCGTCTTCGTCGCAGATGCCAAAATACTCATCTGTTCTCGTAAAGTAGAATAAAATCCCGTAGAACTGATAGATTGCTACTTTGAACGCTTCCCATTTTGCCTGGCATGAAATGCAAGTGTTATTCCAATATGTGTAACCAAGTCCCTGATCCGGGTGTCCATTCCTCAGTTCTGCTTTCTTTTTTTTTCTTCCAGAGCACTGTCCCAAGTGCGGACCGTACTCTCAATCTCCATACCCATTGCTGTCTGCATGAATTTCTTTTTGTTCATTCTCATAAGCTACTCCCTTCTGGATCCAGTTCTGTCTTGTAATGTTCACACTCTTCTGCATACTCATATGCATCAAAATCGTCGCATTTCTCGTTGCACATTTCCTGTTTTTTGCAACAGATGCAACATTCTGTTTCGCCTTCAGGACAAGGCGCATTGCAATATCCCATTGAGCTAACCCCCTTTCTTGTTCTTCCCATTTGTTCTGATTGTGTAGAGCTTCTTTCTGTGGTTCTTCGCAGATAAAAGAATTGCTCCGAGCGATCCTTTAAAAAGCTGATATTCTGCTTTTGTTTCCTCATTTCTTGCGTCATCGGTGTCAATCTCTTTCATGGACAGATTCTTGTAGAAGGCTGCAAATGCTGTATTTTGGCTTCTACATAATCGTAATGCTGCTTTGTATACTCTTTTCATGCTTCTGTTCTGGATGAATTCTGTGCATTCTTCCTGGTTGCCTTCTGGATCTTCTGCGAGTGATATTACTTTTGCTGTCCATGTGTCTGCCGGTCCTTCTGGTTCTTCCTGGTCTTCCGTTTCATCGTATGCAGCACTGTCTTTTAAGAGATTGTAGCCTTCTTCATACATATAACGGATTCCATCCATGATCTCGTCCAGTTTTCCCTCGTCCATGTGAGCGGTATAGTATTCATTGATAAAGATCGCGTTTTCATCTGCTGCCACGATTGCTCTCGCTTCTTCCATTTCTTCGCATTCGATCTTCTCCGCATCAGGGTTTAACCAAAATGCTCTTGCATTCCAGCTTCTTCCGGTCTTCCAGATTGCTACCCATGCGATCCCACTCATAATTTCGTCTTTATACTCTCTTGTGATTTCTCTCAGTGATGCCATTTTGTCTCCCTCCTTTTTCTTCCTTCATTTCCCTTTGCAATAGAACTCAATAGCTTCTATTTCTTCTTTGCTCAGGAGTTCGTCTTCCAGTCTATATGCAAGGCAGTCTTTCTCGACGTTTGTTAATCGGATAATTCCCGTAAAGTCGTCTGCTTTGTCATATGCTTTTGAAGCCTTTTTGCAAATGTTCTCCATCTCTTCGCATTCATACTGTTCAGTTAATACTCTCAGTACATCAAGCCGTCTCATGCGTTTTAACATTTCTTCTTTTTTTAATCGAGATGTGATAATTTCACCATTTGAAAAAATATATTCATACATTTCTTTTTCTGCCTTCCTTTTATGTGTTGCTCTGCTTGAACACCTGACTTTAACCTGCCATCGTCAGCACCGGGAGGTTATCTCCGGTGGACGGTCATTGCTGACCGTTTCGGCTTTTTTATGTTGTTGTATTTCTCTCTTTTTCTTATAATGAGATGTATCGTTATACCATATAAGAAAGGAGAAAATGAACATGGATGAACGTTCTAAGTTTTTTTATGATTTAAGTGTCAAATTTCTTGACGCATCCGAAAAAGCCAAGAAATTCAATGAACGGCATCAAAATCGTTTTAACTACTACAATTCTTTTGTTTCAACGCTTGCACTTATCATCTCTATAGTTTCGCTTATCCTGCAATTTTGCAGATAATTGAGATCAGCGAAATGACTATCGCGGCTGTTGAAGTTATGGCGGTGAAAATCTGTGCTTTCAACAGTCGTGTATGTTTTTGTATTTCTTTTTCAAAAATCTCAGGAGTAATCTGGAAAGTGATCTTCATCGCGTCGCATACCTGTTTGGCTTCTTCGCAAGAAAGACCAGTTTCATCGAGTACTTTCATACATCTGTAAAACGCTTCCTGCTTTTTGTCATGTCTGATTTCTGCGGTATTCTTTTCTGATGTCATTCTTTTGTTTTCATCTCCTTTCACGTTGTCTTATCCTTCTTTTTGTCGTATACTTCTCTTATATATCAATTCAAAGGAGGTTCTTATGAAACCTGTAAAATATCGTTTAAACAGTGAAGATATTGAAACAATTTTATATACACTTTCGATTCTTCCTTCTCTTGATGTGGAAGTTTCAGATATTCAAGCTGAAATAAATTATCAGTGTTGTTTATCTGCTGCTCAGAAGCTCACTTCTGGAAATCCTGATATTCTTCCTAATGAGTTTCGCGTTATTTTCGCATCTTTACAAGCTGCTCAACTTATCATGCAAGGAGAATACGAAACCGATAGCGAAACTAAGAAAGAATGTTTTAATCACTTGTTTACGATTAATAAATTAGTATCTGTTTTTAAACCTTTGTTTTCATAAGAAAAAAATACTTTTAAATCTTTTTCGTCAAAATTTGTATTCACAAGCCGTTGAAGTTTTTCAACGGCTTGCTCTCTTTCTCCGTGTATGGTTCTTCTCATATATTTTCCTTTCAAGTTGTCTTCTTGGTTGCCATGAATGTTCCGAACTCAACACCTCGCAGGAATGTCAGGAACAAATCCTGCTGCTTGAGGTTCAAACCCTGTGTAAATCGCGTAACCTGTTCTGCTTCGTTTTTGCTTTCCTGTTTAATAAGGACATCTGTATTATTTGTCATTTTGGTTTTCTCCTTTCGTGTTTTCTTAACTTAGTTATACATTATCATAACTAATTTATATTGTCAACAGTTTATGCATAACTCAGTTATGTTTTTATTGACTATCGTTTTATATTTTGCTATACTTAACTTAGTTAATAAGGAGGTGACCAAAAATTAATACGATGCAAGAAAGACTTGCCTTGCTAATAGATAAAGCAGGCATAACCAAAACCGCGTTTGCTCAAAAGTTAAATATTACGCAGCCATATGTTACTAAACTTTTAAAAACTGGAAGTCCAAGTGATAGATTGATTGAAGATATTTGTGAAAAATTTGGAGTAAATGAGGAATGGTTGAGAAATGGAATCGAACCTATGGAAAGGCAACCTGAATCATTCAGTCTTGATGATTTCGCTACGCAGCATAACGCTACAGCTCTTGAAAAAGAAATCATAAAAACATATTTCGAACTTGATTCAGATATTCGCCAGAAAGTTCTGAACCATTTCAAGGATCATTTTATGGGTTCCGTTGGTGTTCCAGATACACCAGAAGAACTCGAAACAATGTACCCGCCTATTAAAAAAGGCGAAGAAAATGCCGGGTGAAAAACACCCGGCTGCAACTCACTACTTAAGTATTATGAATTGAGTTCCCCCATTGAAATTAAGATTGATATATATAGTATTGTTACTGTGATAATACAAAGCGTAGATCTTGCAGTTTCTATACTTGATGTATTTTCTTTTCATTTTCTCACACCTTCCCGTTGTAGTAATGGCAACAGCCGGGTGCAAGAATCATTATAAATGGGGTGCTTGTCGTAATACTACAGGTAAATATTACCAACTGAATATAGAGGAGAAAAAGGGAAATGAAAAAGAAAGTACTTATTGCTGCCGTTTGTGTAATTGCAGTCGCAGCTTTTGGTTCTGGTTCAAAAAATTCCAGTAATGCTGTAACAAAAAAACAACAAGTTTCTTCGAGCAGTACCAAAAACGAAGTCTCGGATGCTGATGATAAAAAAGAACGCAAGTCAGACGATTACACTATTGATGGGATTGATTTTTCTTTTACCGATCACGTCCGAAATGATGCGACCGGAAATTGGAGAATTTCTTTGATTGCTGATTCTAAAGCGGATGTATTTCAATATTGTGTTGATTACTACAAAGAAATGTTTACCTCCGACGACGAAATTCATGCTATTGTAAATTTCAGTCTGAACACAACTTCAAAAATATCTGTACTCAGCGACGGCGTTTTAGATGTCTGCGTTTACGATTATGTCAAAGGCGAAGAACACTATGCAGAAAAATTGTTCGGCGGGGAACTTTTGAAAGAAGAATTTATCTCTGTCGAAACTGGTGAACCCGTCGAATACTAACAGCGCAAAGGAGAAAACAAAATGAAAAAGGGAAATAAGTTATTATCTCTGCTGCTTGCTCTGGTTATGATGCTTTCACTGTTTGTAGTTCCAACTCAGGCAGCTACAAAGAAAGTAACTAATCAGGCAAAATCTGTTGTTATGGTCGTGAACCAGAAAGTAACCATTAAACCTCCGGTTAAGATGACATACCGGAGTAGTAACCCGAAGGTTGTTACTGTAAACTCAAAGGGCGTTATGGTCGCCAGGGCGAAAGGGTCTGCCGTTGTTACCGGAAGATACAAAACTGTCAAGTGGACATACAGAGTTAAAGTCGAAGCTCCGCGTTTAAGTGCAACTTCGCTGAATTTGACACCCGGTTCTTCCAAGCAGTTAAAAGTATCAGGAACTACCCGTAAGATCTCGTGGTCTTCCAGTGCTCCAAGCGTTGTGTCCGTTTCCAACAAGGGCGTAATACGTGCCCGCAAGATCGGATCTTCCATCATTACTGCAAAAATAAACGGAGTTCGTTATGTATGTAAAGTAGGCGTAAGAAAACCATATGTGCAATATGTGTGGATCTGTGACACTGGTAAAAAGTACCATGCATCGCCTAATTGCAGTAAAATGAATTATCCATACCAGGTAACTGTCGCTGAAGCCAAGCAACTTGGGTATGGTATGTGTAAGAAATGTTATAGATAA